CTCCGATATCGGATGAGGGGTTACGCGACGGCCAGAGGAGGGGGGGACAACCCTGACCGTCGCGAGGTGAATGCTACGCCAGGGCTATGCTTCGTCGTACGAGTAGTTGACCGTCTGCTGTGTCCAGTTCCCCGGACCAGCAGTCGCTCCGACCTGGAGCTGAAGTGCCAAGTACTTGGTGTACGAGCCGGTCTGGGCAGCGGTGTACTGGGCGTTGTCCCAAACCGCCTTGTTGCCGGCGGTGTAGGTCGTCGCGTTCGCGTTGGCGATGGTCGACGCCGCCGTGGTGCCCACCTGGTACGTCACGAACGCCCCGGTGAAGTTCAGCGTCGTGGACGTGTCCACGGTGCTGTTGAACCACACCTTGAAGCTCTGGACCCAGTTGGAGGGGGTGGCGGTGATCTTGAGCCGGACCCACTTCTCGTAGGAGTTGGTGCCGACCGTGATCGGGTTGGCCTGGCGGTTCGCCAGGGTGTTGGTGGCATTGTCAGCCGAGATCAGGTCGATGCCGGCCACGGAGTCCGTGACGGTCGGGCCTGCCCCGAATGAACATGCCAGAACGAGCGTTGCGGCCATGTAGTTTCTCCTCTGCTAGGCCCTAGTCCGAGGAAGACTTGGCTGGAGTCTTGGGCTTGGAAGCTTGCGACTGTCCCGCCTCCGTGGTGGGCTGCTTGTTGTCGATGCTCACCTCACGCGCCGTCGGAAGGTCGTCGAGAACGACGACACCCAGAGGCGTGTTCGCCATGAGCTTGTTGTACGGGTTGTCCTCGTCATTGGGATCGCCGATTGGTGCCCGACCTTCATCAAGCCGCGCCTCGTTCACTGGCTTCCAAGGCATGCCGGCGAGCGCCAACTTGTTGATGTTGGCCCTTGACATGGACTCCTTGATGTTCAGCCGAGTGAAACGGAAGGCGAGGTTGTTCTCGTCGCCACCGAACGACTCGTCCCAGACGATCTCCCGCGTGAAGTAATCCTGTACGAGCGCGAGCAGCGGACGAAGACCCCGATCCTCGGTCATCTCCATCTGCGTCTCTGACGTTGCCCTGTTGACGTCCATGGTCAGGCCAAGGTCCTGGGGAGCGATGCCGTACACAGCGGCGATCTTCCTGACCAGATAGATGAGCCATTCCTGGTACTGCATCTCTCGGTTGCTGCCACGGAAGGGAACGAACTTCGCCCCCTTCGTGCCACCGATGAAGGCCATCGCTCCCTTGCCAGCCACTTCGGAAGTCCAGTAGGACTTGAAGCCCTCGATCTGCTCTGGGCGAGCACCTTCGCCAAGGTCTAGAAGACCGTCGGGGGCTGCATTGGTGACTTGGCGGGAGTTGTACAGGGCACCGTTGACTTCGGAGTCGATGGTCAGCCGGAGAGTCTCGAGGGGCGACAGGCCCATCACCGAGTAGGTGCGCGGGTTCGCCATGATGTAGACGAGGTCCTCGTTCTTGAAGGGAACCTCGTACTGGGGCGTCGGCACCCACCAGTAGCGCGTCTCATCCTCGTCGCCGTCCCAGACGTTGTTGACCCGGATCTTGGCTCCATCGACGGAATGAAGAGCGCAGACCTCGCCACCGAGCGTTCGTTCCTTCTCGATGGTCCCGGCGTCGAGGACAAGGATGTCCTCGAGGATCGGCTCGACCCACGACCGGAATGACTCGACGGCCAGATTGGGGCGATTGAAGAGACTCCGAAGATCTGCCTGGAGTCCTTCGTTGAAGTCCTTGCTTTGGTCGAACGGGACGATGTCCCACTCGGCCGAACTGACCTGGGCCTTGCGGATGTTGACTGCCGCCCTGACCCATTCGGAGTGCTCGGCCCAGTTTCGGAACAGGGCACCCGACGACTTCCCCACCCTGCCTCGCTCCTGGAAGATGAGCGTGCTGCTGCCGGGTGGTAGGTTCTTGGGACTCGTCCGATACGAGCGTGTAAGGAAATCTGAGACAACACCCATCAGCGAAGCTCCCGAAAGTGCGCCGCAAGGATGCGATCCTGCTGGGCGTTGATGAAGTCAGCCTCGGCTCGCTTGTTGGCTTCCGCGATGGCCTCTTCGTAGGTCAGTCGAAAGGTTTCGATGCCAGCGAGCAGGGCTGCGATGTAGTCCGGCACGACTCTCTTCCCATCTCTGAACTCAAGTTCCACGTCTACCTCTTCAGACTGCCGTAGTAGAAATCGGTTCCGCCGAGATCCATCGAATAACCTAAAGCGTCGATGAAATCGTCGTGGCCCTTGGGGAATGACAGCATCTCGGTCTCGAATGCCGATCCGCGCAACGTGACGTGGTGATGGACCTTGTGGGCCTCGTACTTTGCCGCCACCGCCCTGGCCCTGGTCACCTTGTCGGTGTCCGCCTTCTTCCCCTCGATTGGGATCTTGGGGTAGTTCTCCATCACCTCCTGGATGAGGGTGGACTGGAACTGCTGGCTCTCGACGATGACCAGGCCGATGTTGGGGTAGGCCAACCAGCCGTCGTGGACGAACTCGGCGTGGTGGCTCTCCCGCTTGTCGCGGTACGCCGACAGAACATAGAAATTGCCCTTCTGGGCGCAGTCATCACGGCACATATCTTCGGCAGTCGTGGCCCGGGCGGTGTAGTCAGCTCTCTCCTTGACGGAACTGGCAAGGTCCACACCCATGCGATAGGTGTAGGTGTGCCCCTCCGGCAGCGTCTGGAAATGGTCGAACGGGCCGTGGAAGATGTTCCCCTCCAGCAGCCCGCTGATATCGTTCTGGTACGAACAAGAGAAGAGGGCTGAACCCATCTCCTCCTTCTCCTTGAGCAGTCGGTCGACCGGCCAGTACTCAGGCCAGTAGGACACAAGCCGTCCCTCGTCGTCTTCTGTCAGCGCCGATACGACATGGCTCTTCCAACCGAAGCCGCCGTCCACCGTGGGGCGCATGAACTGCTCGTAGAGATCGTCTTCGCCCCACCTCGTGCCGATGACAACAACAGCACCATCAGGAGCCAGGCATGGCTTGAGGGTCTTCTTGAACCAGACTTCAACGGCTTCCCGCTGGTCGACGGACTGGGTGTTCTCCTCGTCCAGGATGTCATCCATCAGGATGAGGTCGAAACGCTTGCTGATGATCGCGCCACCAACGCCAACGGAGTACAGGGTTACGTCCTTGGATCCATGCCAGCGGCTGCCTGCCCTGAGCCATTCCTTGTCCGTCCATTTGGACGAACTGGGGGTGCAGTCAGGAAACACGTCCTTGTGGGCGTCATTGGCCTCGATGGTGTACTTGATGGCCCTACTGAAGTCCCGCGACTGGGCATCGGTGTTGCTGACCATGCCGATGCGGATATCCTTGAACTTCGACACCATCCAAGCGCATAGGATGGTGTTGTCCCAGGTGGTCTTAGCTCCTCCTCTCGGCAGGAGGTAGACCTCGTTCTCGCGGTGGTAGATGGCATCGAGCGTTTCGGTAACCATCTTGCGCTGGTGGTCCGACGGAACATACCCGAAAACGTACTCGCCGTAGGCAAAAACCGCCTCTGGCCCGTCAGTTCTCGCGAGTTCGATCAAGGCGTGGGATCGGAGAGCTTGAAGAGTTTCCGATGACAGGCCCGAGTCCCCGAGTAGCTTCGACAATGCCTCTGAGGATGTTTGCGTCGATGGGTCCACTGTTGAGGTTGATGCCAAGGTTGCGCTCCTCGGAGATCGTGGATGGCCTGCCGAAGAGAACCTGGAGGCGGTCGATCAGCATCGCGACTTCCGTCGGCTTGATGAGGTAGTAGGGCCGTTCGACCCATTCGCCGTTCTCTAGAACCTTCTGGGTCCCCTGCATATCCGACCGCATCTTCGTGATGGCTTCGTCGATAGCATCAATGGCGTTGTCTCGGACCTTGGCCTCGCGGGCGCGACGTGCGCCCTCTTCGTCGGCCATGTAGATAACGGCCTTCTCAGATGCGCCAGCCTGGTACTCACTGCGCTTGCGGACCCACTCTCGCTTACGCGCCTGGACGGTGATGAGGGAGTGATGCTGGATGCCATGCGACCGCGCCAGTTCGCGCAGGCCCATGTCGCCCGTGATGTATTCGCGCTCGAGGGCGTCGTAGTCATGTTTGGCGTTCAACGGATCTCCCGAACCACCCCGACATGAATGCCCGGACGGTCAGCTACCCAGGTCTCGACCTTGGTGATGCGTGGGTGGTTGATGAGTAGCCGCTCCATGACCCAGGCCGCGATCCCGTCCAGCTTCTGGGAACCGCCGGTCAGCATGTCGTCCAGGCTGTGGAGGTGCAACTCCGACAGGACGTCAGATAGGTGGACAGCAAGAATGTCCCGAACGCCAGCGTCATTCCCGAGTTCGGTTACCGACACATGGAAGCTATGCCCATGTAGATGCGGACCCTCGTCCGGGTCAACATGAGTCGAGGCGAACGAGTCCTCCACGACGATGTATCTCACGCCGGGACAGGCTCCTCGTCATTTGCGCGGGCCAGGATGCGGAGACAGTTCTCGCAACTCTTGTCTGCCGGCAGGAGATCGCTCGTCTCGGAGTCAGGGGGAGTCGCGATCCCGCACAGCGTCCTGTACTCCACGATGGTGTCCGGACCGATAGCGTGCCAGGACTCGATCTTGACCCAGAGAACGTCCATGTCGCCTCCTGAGGTAGGAAAGAGGAGACGGGTCAGCCACGTTGGCTGACCCGTCCATTCGGGGTCTGGCAGCGTCCTCAACAGCCTCGGAGGTCAACCAAGAGAAGGTGGAGCCGCTTACCTAAGTAATCCCGTATTCGTTTGTACCACAGAGCCTACATCCCGCGCCAGTGCCCTGCTAGCCCCCCTGGTCAGTTTGGGTAGTCTCTCGGGCATCGATATCAGCCCACTTGTCGGTCAGGACGTTATAACGCCAGTCGACAGTGAAGACAGTCACCGGCAAAAGAGTGATCGACCCATCCTCAAGAAGAACGACTCCATCGAGCGTGGAGCCGACCCGGAGGCCCAACAGAAGACCGTTACGGCAGAGGTATCCCTCTCCGATTGAGACCCTCGGTGGTTCGTCGAATAGCGCGGTGCTCATCGGATCCCCGCGCACTTGGCGCACAAGATCGGCCCCATGATGACGTCGCCCAACCCGACCCAGAAACCGACACGCCTCTTCTCGCAGGCGGCGCACTTCTGCCTTGGCGCTCGGTTGAGACTCACCCGGATCATCACCGACATCGGATTGCCGTCCACCGCGAACGTCGTGTCGATGGCGGACGGGAAGGCCGTCATCTGGTCAGGGTGTCGCGGTGCTGGCGTTCGCAGCGGCGACACGCTGCTTCCTGGAACCAACGGGACCTCTATCGGGTCGAACATCAGACCTCCTCGTCAAGCATGAACGCCGGGGTTCCGTCTCCGACCCACCCACCGACGATATTGAAGCTGTAGTGCTCCCGGGCCGCGAGATCTGGCGGATACTCGGGATCTGGGTCCATTTCGGCTTCCAGGGCCGCCAGGATGCATTTCTTCGAGTAGACGACGAAAACGTCGTTGAAACGCTCCACGAGTCCGACCAGGCATGGATTGAACTGCTCCTGGGGTTCCATGAGCTGGATCTCGTAGTCGCCGTTCTCATTCATGTCGCTCGCGGCCGAAATGACCTCTTCTGGCGTCATCGGTCAACCATCCGCATGTCGATGTAGCTGTCAAGGTCTTCCCGGAGGTAGCGGCGGTCACCGCGATTGTTGACACGAAAGAACGGCAGATCCGACGCCGGAATGCGTTTCACGCTCTGTTGATGAATGCCGAGCGCAACGGAGACCTGGTGGACGTTCATCGGACCATTGTCGACGTCTCTCTTACGCATCACCGGTTACCATCCAGCACGCGCAGTTCACTTTCCGTAATACCGAAGCGAATACCTAGTTCTTCGAGCTGGTAGAGAGTTTCGGCGGTATTGAGGGGGGTTGGGACCTCCCGCACCACCCACGGCACCGGCCACGGGGAAATGCGGGAGATCCACTCCTCCTGGGACATGCCTTGCCATGGTCCTGCGTCTGTAGCCATCGGTTGACCTCCAAAAGTGGCGATTTCCGCCATCCTACTTCTTCTTTCCCAGCTTGCGCTCGAAGAACTCCCTATCTTGCTTGGAAAGGCCGGAAAACGGGTCCTCCTTCCTGCCTGTGGCGACTGTTGGCCGTAATCCGTCCGGTTCCCAGACATGGAGCTTCTCCGAGGAGATCCTGCGCTCCGAAAGGAGCTGCTTGAGGCGTTTCACCTCGTCCTCGAGGTCGTCGACCCGTTTCTGGGCCGCGACCTGGGTCAATCCCGCGTCCAGAGCCAGATTGAGAGTCTCGACCTCGACGATGGGCGCGAAGCCGGCCGGGTAGTACACACCGACAACCGTCGTGTAGCGGCGCACCTCGACTGGCTCGGCCAGAGTGCCAAAGGACGCCTTGGCGAACTCGGCTGTTGTCATCTGCTTCATCGTTCGTATCCCTCGAAACGGTAGATGGTCCTGTCGCGGCGATACAGCGCCACGAGCATCCTGGGAATGTCCGGGCCAGGCTCTGAGTAGAGCTTGACCGGCTCACCCGATATCGGGACTCGCCAATACGGCCCGCCATCCGTCTTGACGAGTTGGTCGTGGAGAGGCCCATTCAGGAACCACCACTCACCAGTTTCAAGGGGACTGATCGGGATGAGGAGCATCCGCATTCGGACCTTCGTCATCCCGACAATGCCACCGCCGTACCAATCATCCTGGCCCGCGATGACAGCTAACTCCTCGACCTTGCTCACGACCGCCGGGCCGTTCTCGGAGAGCCAATCGACCAGCTTGATGCCCAGGTCTCGGCGCATGTAGCCCCGGATCATCCCAGGGTCCTTGTCCCAGACCTCAGTTGGAATGACTTGTTGCGTGGTGAGGACTTCGTCCTGGCGCTCGCGGTCGCTCATGGCTGCGGGTCCTTGGCGTCATAGCCGTGTGCGACATGGGCTTCGTCAGCACAAGGACAGCCACCGCCCATCAGGCCCGCCCATTCGTGCTCCGGGCACGGACAGTGAGCGTCCAGCGGGGCGGGGTCCGGGGCGTCGAGTGCGTCCAGCACAGCGCACATATCACAGCCTTCGTGGCAAGGAGCGTGCGGGGCGGGGTCCGGGTGGCATCCATCGCAAGTGCAGCCGGGGTCTTCGTAACAGGCAAGCTCACAGCACGTCGGGGTGCGGGGTGGGGTCATCCGAGATACCCCCGAAGTGGATAGGTTTCTTCGTGGTCGTGTCCACAGTCGCCCCAGAGCGGTGGGCCTGACAGACGCTTCACGGTGTGCCCGGAGTAGTTGTGTTCGAGGAAGTCGTCGGAAAAGCTGACCCACATCTGCGGGCAACAGACGACCCATAGCCCAGCGTCGTTCTGTCGCGAGGACATCGGCCTGCCGCAGTTCTGGCACCCGTGCGGTACGCCGCCCATGCGGAACCAGCGTCGGAGGCGGTCACGGGTGCTCACGGCTTGCTCCCTTCGATGGCGGCGATGGCGGCGCGTAGGGCGTTGAACGCATCGGTGTTCCGGTCGGCCTCGCGTAACACTCCCGGTGCCGCCTCCACCACGGCCAGCACCAAGGCGAGGTCGTCGGTGCGGACGGTCGTGCGTTGCGTCTCGTGCGGGAACGGCAACGGCTCCAGCGCGGCGGTCAGGCGGTCGATGGGTGCGCTCATGGCTTGTCCAGCAGGGCGAGGACGACGGCACGGTTGATGTATCGCTCGTCGTTCGGGTGTAGGTCTACGTCCCACGTCACCCATCCAGCGAGAGAGTCCAGCCCCTCTACCGCTGCCCGGATCCGGACGCGTTCGGCGGCGACGCCCCTGTGGAAGCCATCCCGAAGACAGGCTGTGCATGTCTCGTTGTCTGCATGGTCGTGCGGGACACCATCGAGCACAGTTACGGCGTCCAGCGGGGCGGGGTCCGGGGTGAAGCTGTGTGGGCCGTGATGCCCCCAGCCATATACGCAGGTGAACCCTGCTTCGTGGCACAGACACAAGCGAGGCAGCGGGGCGGGGTCCGGGGCTCCGCAGTCGTGCCGGTTATCGCCCGCGTAATGGTCCGGTATGCCGCAGGTGCCACATCGCGGGGCGACGTGCGGCTTGTGCGGCGTGGTGCATCCGAACTTGCCGCATGGCTCGTACTGAGTCGTCGGGGTGCGGGGTGGGGTGGTCATCGCAGCGGCTCCTCTAGGGCGGCACGGAGAACGTCGACCTTGGCCGCCGCTTCGGGGAACCACGTCGGCAATGTCCCGAGTGCGAGCAGGATGCTTTCGCAATCCACAGCATCCAGTCCTGCGCGGGCTTCGTCTTCGATGGCGAGGATGTCCGTCTCCATGAGTTCGAGGCTCACGAGCGCGACCAGTTGCTCTCGCCCGTCAGGGCCTAGCAACTTCATGAGGGAGGGGTCGAGCACGGCAGACCGAATAGCGGCCAGCAGCGCCCGTCCGGCCTCCGTCGAAGGGGTGCGGGGTGGGGTGGTCATCGGAAACCCCGTCCGAACGCGAGCATCGCACAACAGAACCAGATGACGGTAGCCAGCACGAAACCCGAGGCGAAGCCAGTCTCGAAGCCGCTCATGGTTGCGGGTCCTTGGCGTACTCGCGGGCTACCTCGGCGGCATCCGAAACCGACTTGTCCCACGTAGCCGCATCAATGGACGGGTCGCGCCATTCCGGCAGGTCCGGCACCAATGGACTAGCCGCGAACCGCTCTCGCGTCACGGACCAGATCGCTCGCGCCAGCCGCTCCACGTCCAGCGGGGCGGGGTCTGGGGCGGCGTAGGCGCAGTCCGTATGGTGGTTCGGCGGCAGGATGCAGCCCTCGAAGTGCAGCGGCGGGTCGTCCAGCGGGGCGGGGTCCGGGGCGAATGTGCGGGCTTCGGCTTCGATGAGCGGGCGGTGGCGGGCGATGATGGCGGCAGGTCCGGCGTCCTCGTTACCGAGCGCCAGCCACAGCGCCTCCCATGCCGCGTCCAGCGGGGCGGGGTCCGGGGCGTTATCCATCGCGTTGCACTTGGCGCAGACTTGCTTCTCGGTACGTCCGTGTATGCAGCGGCGCTTCTCGGTCATTCCGTGCTCCCTTCGATGGCGGCGAGGGCGGCGGCAAGTGCTGGCATGTGGTCCCCGGTGTGACACGCGAGGTACGGGTGCCCATCCATGTAGTGCTCGTTTACTACCCGCGCCGCCTCCACCACGGCCTGATACGGGGCGACGGCTTCGGCTTCGATGTCGAGGATGGCGTCGGGCAGCGTCGGCCAGTCCATGTCCTCGCATTCGGCCAGCAGCGCCCTCCCGGCTGCGGTGCGCGGTTCGGTCATGGCTGTACCTCCGTGGCGTACTCGCGGGCGATGTCGGCGGCGTCCTCAGTACAGGCGAGGCATACCGGGCCGTTGTGGTCCGTGTACCACCCGCTGTAGTCGTGCAGCGCTCGTGCCAGCCGCTCCACGTCCAGCGGGGCGGCGCGGACGGCCTCGAACGCTTCGGCTAGTTGCTCGTCGCTGACACCATTCCACCGCAAGCTCCAGCCTTCGGCGGCAAGGTAGTTGGCGATGAAGGCTGCTACTAACGACTCGTCGGCATCCCGCACGAACCGGATTAGGCCATGACCGTAGGCGCTGAACAGCGCCGCCTCCAGCGCCCGTCCTGCCGCTGTCGTCGGGGTCATGGCTTGCCCCCTTTCGATGGCGGCGAGGGCGGCGAGCGGAACGGCTCGCCCAGCACCCACAGGAACTGGTACGTCTGGCCCGGCTTCTTGCACTGTTCACAGAGGTGGAGGTGCCACAGGAACGTCTGCCGGTCGAAGACGACGCCACAAGCGGCCATCGCTACCCGTTCCGTCGCC